TTAATTACTTCAGCTACAGGAGGAGAAGGTTTAATAACTTCATCAACAGGAGTAACCCTAATATCCTTCTTAGGGATATCAATAAAATCATCAGGAGCTTTGCTAAACCTTTCAACCTTTGGCTTAAAGCTTCCACCCACACTTCTAGGAGCACCTATAGATAAATCCTCTACAGGTCCAATTTCTCCTCCTACGAATCTAGTATTAGGAGAAGGAGGTAAAGCAAGCCCTCTATTTACAGGAGGTGGTGGCTTACCTTTAGCAAACAAGCTTTTAATCATCCTAGATGAAGGTAGCTCACTAGGTATAATTAGGGTTAATAAATCACCAGTAGTTTGATTTATTCTTGTCCATGCATCGGTAGTGAAAGAATATGAGTAAAACCTGTCACCACAGATAGCGACATAATAGCTAGTACCGTTGGATAGTTTCGCATAATGCAGCCCTGCTATCGCTTGATAGTCGGTGTCAGGAATATCAAGATTATAGCCAACGATATTATAGCCATTTCTCTTTGATAGACCAAAGGTGAGGTCAAACTGAACGTTCTGTAGATCAGAAGCTCTACCATCTGCCACCGCCGCTGGTGAGGACTTGTTATCCAAGCCCCTAAAACCCATCATCCCTTGTGGAGGATACACTTTTGTACGGGTCTCAGAAGCGTAACAGCTACCTGCTAATAAGATAACCCCAAACCAGACCCATAATTGCCAGAAGCTACGGAATCGCTTAATTTTACAACTCCTTTTCTTCGTCTTGCTAATATACTTCGCAAGACTGGTATATAATCAGGTTGCATTATATCTTCCAGCTTCATGTTTTTTAATCCCATGTCAAAACCCGCAAGGGACACTTTTCTTGGTGCATCTTTGCCTAGATACTCATATATCTTGGCATTTGTGCCTTCTATTAGCACAGGTATCCATTTCCTGTCCATATCAGGCACATCAGCGTCATTTACAAGCATTCGGATGCGGGTATAATACTCAAGATACATGCTCACATCATCCGCGTCCGGTATTGGGTATAGCCCTATCACCTTAAAGCGGGCTGTACGCTCCTCAGGACCCAGGGTAGTTAGGGTAGTGCCGCCAGAGTTTTCTGTTACTGTGATTGTGCCTGTTGTAGCGGCTGATTTTGATACCCTTAAAGGCCTTGCCTGGAAGGTCTTTGAACCTGTTACCGCAGTTGTGCCGTTTAAAGTGAGAACTTCGGAATCCTTAATTCCGCCCACATAACCTACGATTGAGATAGTTTGAGAAGTATCAGACGCGCTACTCGATACAACATCAATGGTATCAGCGGCCGTTAATGTGGTAGCGACACCTGTTTCCTCCCATAATCTGTACCACTTAGGGTTACCTGTGGCTGTGGGGTATGGGATGTAACGGTAAAACAATTCATCTGGGACCTGGATAAGCTTGGTGGGGCTTTCAGTTTGTCTTATGAGGGATATTCTGTCAAGGTCGCGCGGTAGATTATAGTCCTCTTGGTCCTCCACAGTGGCGAATGTGGTTTTGCGCCTGTTGAATGTCCATGGATGGTAGTTGCTTATCTCAAAAAGCGTGATATTTATAAGATTGTCAACCGTATCATTTGATATAGTTGCCGCTCTTGTTACAGCTTTGCAATGTACTCGTATCTCAGATAATGTCTCAACTGCCATATCTATCTCCTTTTATGGAATACATAAAACTGTAAGAAACCATGCCTAAGCTGGATAACAGCCAAAGATGAGAGGGATACGATAACGCCGAAAGGACTAAAAACCCAACCATCATACTGGCAAGTGTTACTTCAGTTACGCCATTTGCTGATTTCTTAAAGATTCTGAAGTAATCCACAATAGCATAACCGATTAACCCCAAGCCTATAAACCCCAGTTCCCGCCAGTAATGAAGATACTCACAATGCGCGTGTCGCCATGTTCTAAAGGGGTCTGTAGCGGCTATTGTGTTTAAAAACCCTAACCCCTTGCCTGTTATCGCCATGCCTTGTTGGCTTTTAGCTGTATCAACAAGATATTCCCAAAACTCTAATCTTCCTGATAAGCTACCATAGTGCAGGAGCAACCTTCCAAAATCAAACCCATACTTCTTGGCGAACACTACCAGTCCAAACCCACCAACTAACACGATGTCATACCACCTAAACGGTCTGTAGAAGATTAAATAAAATACTGTCGCGATAACTGCCGTTAGAAGGCCACTGGTTGAACCTGTTATCAGGATGATTCCCCAGGCAAGATATATGGCTGGTTTTGCCAGTTTGCTATTCCATCTGTAAAAGAGCGGTAAGGTTAAGGCTATGTAACCAGCGAGGTGTGAAGTGTTACCAATCGTTCCAACTAATCTGTATTGAATATGCTTGGTAAGATTATCCAAAGGTGTCAAAAACTGGTCAAACCAAAACACTTGAAGCACGCAGTAACAAAGAACAACAAACACGCTGTAAGTCATGAAGTCTAAAATCTTTTTTATGTCTTCCTTCTTTAACCAAAGAGCGGCTTTATAGAAAATAACAAAACATATAAAATTAAAGTACGGTAAGAATGTAAGTATTGCGTGCTGCTTATATCTAACAAGTACGTACCACCAAAAATAACTGGTTACTAAACCTAGCCATAAAGTAAGTAGGGCAAGGGGTTTGTTTTGGACTTTGTTCTTCCAAATTGATATACAAAATAGAACCAGCACACCAACCTGGAAATACATCCCCTGGCACAACCAAAGGTCTTTATAGCGAAACACAAAGTGCGAAAAGGGCAACCCGCAAAGAAGTATTATAAACCAAGTTTTTTGCGAATTTCTTTCCAGCATTTGTTGCATACTACCCTCCCGTCTTCATCTACTTTATAAACGTGACATTCGTTGTCGCATCTATCACACATGGTAAAAGGGCGATAAAGGTATTTGGTCCTGTCGCCATAATCTCTATTGGGGTTAGGGTAGTACCTGGGTGTCGCGCACCCTGCCAAAGAACAAATTGTCAGCAGGGCGAGGGAGAGCCCGAAAGCTCTCCCCCACCCGTTAGGCTGATTAGTCATCGCTGTATCTTACTGGATCAACGAAAATCAGGATACCAGCGTTATCCGAACCATCCGCTGCGCCGTTTAGACCACCAGAGGTTACAGCCGTAGCTGAAGCCTTGATAGCCACACCCAGCACGGCAAGATCCGCGCCGCCGCCAGTGAAGTCCTCGCAGTTTCCTTCAAGGTTATCGCAATTACCAACCAAGTCACCAGCGGTAACCGCTGAACCTGAGCTCTCCGCAGTCCTCACAAATACAGGGCCCCATATAGCTATGGTTCCCTCTGACGTTGCCGGAATTGAAGCATCAACAACGACACCGGCCGTCCAGACGTCATCAGCGGTTGTAGTAGTGTTTACATACATACACCTGTCTGTATACGCTGTTGGGCTTGATACGCTGTCGAAATCCCAGCATACAACGGTTCCTGATGTTAGTGTGGACCCCTCATTGTTGTAGACTTCTACAGTCCAAACCTCAGATTGATTTTTGGGGTCTGTTGCTTTTGGAATGTTAGCAGCGTTAGCCACGCCACTTACAAGACAAAAGGCTAACGCTAAAAGAATAACTTTTCTCATGGCGTCTCCTCCTATCCTGTAATCGAGGTGATCACGCCCTGTGTCCTACGGCTACCACAAGTTAGGTTGCCAAATAGGTACATAAGCGCGGTCCTCGCGAGTTGGTCGTGAGCAGGCTGCCACTCACTCAACTTCATATTACCCTTAGCCAATACCTGAAGCCATAACGAAGCTGTGTCAACAAAGTACATACGTGACGCAGGGCAGTTATCGTCGAACAACACAGGCATAGTCGCAAACGCAAGATGACGGAATGCAGCGTCCGCCAGTTCTGTCTGCACATACCTTTGCTGTGATGTTAGACCGACCTCGTAAAGTCCGTAGATTGTCTTGGTCGTTATAACCGCCTTTGGTCCCTGTCTACCATAGGTAGCCGCATTAAGGGTGGTATTCATCTCAGTCAAACCAGCGCTCGAAGTGTTGAAACCTGTAACTGATGTGGTATCAACATACGGACGCCAGTAGGTGTTGGTGCTTGAAGGTGTGATACCGCCAAGCGCCGCATCCTGATTGTCTGAGATTATAGCCTGTAAGCCGTCAAAATCATTGGCTCCAGAACCATCCTTAAATACCTGGTCCCCAAGTTCCTCGCCCATCGAAGTCTCTGCGCCCATCCTTGTCTCTTCAATAAGGTCAATCAGCTTCTGCTTATCTCCAGCGTTGGCTGCCTCATCAAAAGTAGACACTACAAGAGAACCCGCTATAATCTTGATATCATAGGTCGCCCTTGTTATATCATCCATAAGGGGTGTCCCAATAGTATCAAGCTTACCGTAAGAACCAAAAGACGTGTTCTTCTTGTAATAAATAGGATGGGTAAACGCGCGACCGCCAGAACTCACCTTTACGTTGCCCCTTTGCTGGAGCATATAAAGCAGAGCGTTGTTGGTCACAACAGCGTCGAAGATTTCGGTGCCGTGGTCCTCAAGCGACAGGGTAATAACTTTCGTGAAACTACTATTACCCGTTGGCATTTAATCCTCCGCTTGGAGGCTAAAGCTCATTCTTCAACCATTGTTCTATATACTTACCGGCTGTCTCTCTAAGGTTAGATTTAGGTTGAGATTGAGGAGCCTGATGAGACATTGTTCTAGTCTCAACATTAGCTTTTCTTTTAGCCTCTACCCTTTGTTTTTGCTGTTGCTTTACTTTGGTTTCGGCTTGACGAACACCACGGGGACCCATTACAGACCAATACGCGTCTTCAGCTTTATAACCCATTCTTATCCTTTGGGCTATTTGCGCCTCCTCGTAAGAGCCTTTTTGGATATCAGGATGGTCTTTGTAAAACTGCTCCACTTTCATGGTTGTCATTTCCTGAAGACCTGCCTGAAGTTGAGGACTAACGGTTCTTTGAATAACATGTTGTGCTTTTTGTTCCGCTATCTGGTCAACTTTTCTCCAAAAAATCTGCTCTTCCGGGGTCATATTGGCGTATGGATCGTAGGGCTGCTGAGGGGCTTGAAAGGATTGTGGCTGTTGCATGGACTGTTGCCTTGCTATCTCTGCCTGCTGCCTGTAAAAATCCCTCTCCTCCATCAACTGCTTAAACCGCGGATGTTTATCAAACCTGTCCAACTTCCCATCTTCATCCTGAGCCGTTTCGGTTTGGTCTTCGGCTTCTTGCGGAGTTGCCGTCTCCGTGACCTGATCCTCTGGCTCCCGCTCCGCTGACGAGGCGGCATTTATCGTATCTTCAGGTGACGACTCCTGAATATCGTCTCTTGCGTCTTCCACTTTTTGCTCCTTTTTAGCGTCTTATGCTGACGAGCACCTGGATTTAAACGCATCCAGTAAAGCGTTTATATATCCTGATAAATATAACTTGTCCGGTTTTCCCATGTTTTATCGAAATCATCACTACCGTCCGCGTACCTACGGTGCGTCACACCTCCTGCCGTGTTATATGCCAGCTTCATTATCTGCCATTTAGATTCCGAATCTTTAGCTGCAGGAGATTCAGCGAACGCGTAACCTACATACTCTTCTCTGTTAGAGGAATCATAAGCCATACGCATATCAAACCCCATTTCCCTTGAGTATGTAGGTTGTTCTTGTCTTCCTTTAGGCATGGCTTAACCTGGCGATGGGATAACACTCAAGTCGGGTTTTTTGCTGTTAGGTCTGAATCTAAATACCTCTTCTATTTCTTCTTCAGTCGCGCCTTCTGTTCTGAGACGTTTTAGAAGGATTATCAGAAGCTCACGCATAGATTCGACCATGCTATTTTCTTCCGGCTTTATAGTGTCACTTCCCAAACTGCTTTCAAATGCTTCTTTCAGAACATCGGGCATCTTCTACCTCTTCCTGCCTTTGGGGTGTACCCCTTTGATAGTGCCCTTATTAGCAGAGGCGTAAAACACCTGCTTGGCTTTCTTGGCCCCGTACTGCTTCTTCATTGACTTCATAATCTTGGAACCTTTTTTGGTTAATGGCACCTACCAATCCTCCATGTTATTTATGTCGTTTTCCTTTTCCCTTTTTCTTTTTCCCACGCTTGCCCCCGTAGTGAATATCCGTTACGGTTTTGGGTTTGTCATAGTTAGGGTTACCCGTTGGCATGACCTAACTTCCCAAGTTTTATACCGCGAGGTGACGTTCTCGTGCCTGACTTATTCCTTTGGACCTTAGACATCAACTGCGGATGGTCCATCATGCTACGTGGAGTCCTTTTCAAAGGAGCCCCATCCATTCCCCTCACACCCTTCTTGCCTTCATATCCACCTTTCATTCCAGTCCAGCCTCCCTCATTGTTCGGGGTCTTAGCCCCTGATTACGTCTACTCTCTTCGATAAACTCATGTAGACGTTTTTTGCGTTTGCATGGATTCTCCATAGAGCCATCTTCCTGAAAACCATGCCTGTTCATAAACTCACGTTTTTCCCTTTTGGTGTTGAACCTTCGCTGTAGGGCTTTGTCGTAGTAACCATGTCCACCATCATCTGGAAAGTAAATAGATTTGTTAGGCAACCTTCAACCTCCTAAACACTAGGGACTTGCCCCCCCTTCTCGCCCGCGGCGGCAGAAGCTATATCAGCAAAGTTAGGTGCCGCTGCTTGTGTTTGTTGTGGCAAACTGCCCAAAGCCTGACCTCCTTGCCCAGGCGGTAGTTGTGGCTGAATCATACCCTGGGTTTGCGGTCCTATGGGTTTAAGGATACGTCCTGGTTCTACCAGAAGCTCAGGATATAGCTTTAAGACCATCCTGATAACTTCTGCGAGTTCCAGTTTGTATCCCTGCTGCTGAAGCAACATCAAGAAACCTTCCTGCCCGAAGATATTGATAAGATTCTCAAGCTGTTTTCTAAGAATAGGAAGGTCGGGCTTATTAGTTGAACCCATCTCGATATGGAAACGAAGTTCAGCTTTTGATAGTTGGTCTGACATGTTGGAGTCAATGTCAGGCAGCCAGCTATACCTTGAAAGCCCTGTTATATCATCTATTTCACCTTCGCCTGTGATAAGCTGTATGTCCTCAAGGTCCACAAACTGCTTTATCACCTGCCATAGTTTTCGAGCCTGACGGGAGAGAAACTCATTGGTCTGATCAGCCTTATCAGACAGCCTCAAGTTCTGTCCAGCTTGGCCTATCTGGGCCTCAGTTGCCGTCTCGGCAGTGGTCAAACCAGTTAGCTGCGCTCTTGTCAGGCCTGTTTCTACGAGAATGATATCAACCATCTTGTCAATGACGCCCATCAGTTCCGCCTTAACCTGGTCTAACTTTATCTCATAGAAAACATTTCTTGGGTCTTTATTTGTCGCTACGATAGAACCTATCTGACCGTCTCTGAGAGCGCGCTTGCCCTGCTCGGTCACATTGTTCTCATCATAAGCTATCTTGGACACGAACTTATCCACCTGGTCAAGGATATTGTCAAAGGTGAGGTTAATTCTGTCCTGAAGATTCTTATAGATGGACATATCGCTGACGGGATATAGTTTATGACCATGCTTATTAAAGGTCAATATCTCAAACTGAAAACCATCCATCTCATATGGTGAATCTTCGTGATAAATAGCTTTTGTTCTCTCCCCATCCTCGGCAAGCGTGAGGATTCTTACGCCCTGGTCTGTTTTGTAGTGGATTTCATGCAGTCTTATTATCTGAAAATCCTCAAGCTGACTTCTGTCTATGTCCTTAGTGTCGTAGGGGTAAGAACCTTCAAGTTTTGAGGTGTTGGAGTATTTCTTATTGCCTTTTATCTCCTTTAGTTTCTTGATTACCGTGTGGCAAACCCAATTCGCGTCATAGATACTGTTAGCCGTGGAGTCAATAGTGAAGTCAAACGGACTTATCCATTGGATATAAGGGTTTTCAGTCCGTATGAACTCGTTTAAATCCACATTCTGAGGTGGTTTTTCCTCTTTTCTCGGCTTGACTAACCCCAGCTTCTCGCTAAGTTGCCTGGCTTTTGACTTTTCGCGCCTTATCTTCTCCTGTTCATCGGGTATATCAGCCCCGAACTGAGTAGCGTACCCGATTTTGCAGACCCCCATGCCCAACACATAAGCGTCGAATATAACAAGATGGTTTGTATTTTTGATTTCAAGCTCGTCATAATAGTAGTTGAGCATCTTTGAGACATAGGGCGCGGCCGTCTCGTCCTCTCTGCGTTTTGGTATAGCCATTATATGAGGATTTTTGGAGTAAAGCGTGGGTATGATATTTTTAACAATGGGATAGCAGAGGTTGATTATGGAATAGGGTTCATTAAACCCATAATCAACAAGTGACCTGTCTGATAACCCATTCTCAAAATATCCTATGTTCTCACCGGATTTGCTTTTGGATTGAAGCTTGTATTCACCGAAATGCTTATCCCTGAACTCGATGGAATTATCAAGCTCCGTCCTCCAAAGAGCTACCTCATAGTCCGATATTCTTATCATTATTCACCCGCGTAGTCTATTGGCTTACCCTGAAGGCTGTTTATGTGAGTGTTGGGGTTCTCATCAGTATCGTTGTAAACTATACCCCCAGTTTTGTTGATATCCGCCACTCCATCCTGCGACATAGCGCTGGCGGTTTCCTGCTTTTTTACTATCTTCGCCGCGGGTGTCTCCGCTTTCTTAGCTGGTCTTCCTCTTGGCATTTTAGCCTCCTTTTAGCTAAACGCTAACTGCGCGGGTTGTTTCCTCAACCTGCGTGGTAACATCATCATCTTCTCTGTCTCTCTCTCCCATGCCCGTCTCTCAATCCACGCGGGAGAATTACGCGGCAAACTTCTAACCTTCTCCTTACCGCCTTTGCGGATAAGCGGAAGGTGATAAGCTAAAGAATCCAATAAATCATCGTGGGGAGCCGAGGGGAACTGTATCATCTGGTAAGCTAACTCACTAAAAGCGCCGTTAAGCCCGTGGAAGCTCTCACCGGGGAATTTAAGCGCCCCCCTCTCATGATAGGGCTGTAAGGCTCTAATGCGGTTTTCCTTACCCTCCCCACGTTTGGCCGAGGCTTTAAACTCCTCAACCCCAAACAGCGGAAAGTCAACATCCGCGGCCCTTGCCTCATCGATGGCTCTATCCAACTCCTGCTTCAGCATACCCCTATAGAAGTTAGTCTCCAACCCCAACATCTTAAACTTATATCTGTATGCCAGATTTATGATTTTGGACACAATGTCCGAGGGCTGTATGTGTTCATTGACAGCTTCAAGAATGTGCATATCCATCTTATCATCAGTACCACAAACAGTAATAGCGGTGTAATCTTCCCCAACACCCGCGGGGTCACACGCGCAGGTCTTATAGAAATCTTCCCAAAAGTATCTAACGCCATCGACAACCTCGCGGTCCCTATCGCCGTAAAAGGCGAAATTCGTGGGTTTAAAGATAGCGGTTTCATCGTCTACTGGGTTGTTATCATAGAGGCAGCTGAATATGTAGCTTCCCTGTTCTCTTTTCTGCTGATCCAGGAAGTTCCTGTTCAACCCAATCCTGTCAAACAACAACTTATCCCCGTCTCTACAGCTTTTGATTAGTATCTTAAAGGTGTGGGTCTGTTTGTTCTTCTCTATCAACCTACCGTATAAATCCCCGAAG